TCTTGTATCAACTTAAGCATGGCGGTGAAGAAGGGCACTTTAACTTTATATGAAATTGGGGGCAGTTACACTTGCATATAATGATGAGGGAACGATAGCAGGAACGATTAAATGTCTTGCACCGTTTGTAAGTAAGCACGTTGTATTGATTTCAGAGAAGCCGTATTTTGGAGAACCTTCTCCTCCAGATAGAACTGAAGAAATCTGTTTAGACTTGGGATGTGATGTCATAAAAGGAACTTGGGCTTTAGACCACTTCCAACGCAACATAGGAAACCAAGTATGCTCTGATTGCGATTGGATATTTACCTTTGACAGCGACGAGATGATGGAAGCACGTCAGATTGAACGCATGATACGTTTCACAGAGAAATCTCCAGTTCCAGCCATAGGAGTTACACCAGAGATTTACTGGCACGATATAGACCACGTTCTTACGCCACGACCAGAGTATGAGCCAATCATAATGATGAAGCCTAGCGTACACTTCTGGAAGATAAGAAATATAGACAGCCACTACGTTAGAAGCACAGTTGATATGCACCATTTAAGCTGGGCTGCACCAAAAGACATTTATAAGAAAGTAACAAATTATGCACACGCAACTGATTTTAATGGTGACGAGTGGTATCGTACTCATTATGCTTCTTGGGATTCCTCGTCTAAAGTAGCTGTACTACCAACAGGTAGTTATGGAGTAATAGAAAAACCTTTGCCACAGGAACTAAGAGAATGCCTAAAACACTCGTAGTCCTGTGCACATTTAATCCACATTGCGACGAAAGAAAAGCACCTGTTCATTCTCAGGCTTGTAGACACATATTGGCAACAGAAGCAGATTTGCTTATAGCAGATAATAGCGATGACCAAAACGTAAGAAATAGATTTGGTGAGTTCGTTGATGGTAAGAGATGTCGTGTTCACTACATTAAAGAGAGAGTTCCAGTATTACACGCTTTTAATAGTGCATTAAAACATATTGACCCAACTGTATATGATTATATTTGCTATTGTGCTTCTGATGTTCTTATTAAACCAGACGCAATAAGCATAATGATAAAAGATTTAGAATCAACTCCTGACGGGATTTGTATATCTCCACAGGTAAACAGAGACAAGACAACAATATTTCCACATCTAATATTCAACGGAGATTGTCCACCTACAGAGGTAAAAATAGGAGAATGTGTAAACGGACACTTCTTCCTATGCTCAAAGAAGTATTACGAGCCGTATAACTACAAAAGACACGATGTATTAGTGTCGAATAGACAAGAGCCATTTATATCGTATCTTTGCAAGGCAGTTGGCGGTAGTCAGTATGTATCTCATAGAACTGAAGCAGACCACCTATGTAGATTAGATACACAGCCAAGCAACGACGACTTCTACGATAAACCATTTGAAATTTCTTATCCAGAGTTTTTGAATAGAATTAAAGATGCAAAGATTATAGGCTTTGAAGAAATTTATGAGAATGTAAGTGGTGGAAATAAGATGATGATTATGAGGGACAAATCTCTGTGGGAAAATGGGACACCGAAGGAACTATTACAATGGTGCAAAGATAATCTTTTTATTGATGATAAATTCTACTCAACCTTGACTACTGAAACATTATGAAAATATCCGTTATGCTTCCAATATACTTAAAGAACCGTGAAGCACGAGATATGACGGATAAGGTTATATACCTAGCAAAAACTAGAACAAAGGCACATTTAGAATGGGTAATCGTAGAGACCTGCTCAAACCATTATGCAGACGAAGCGGATGTTTATATACACGAACGGGAGCGTACAACCCCAAATGCGTCTATCAACGCAGGTTTCAAGGCTTGTTCTGGAGACTATGTTATTTTCTTATCGAACGATGTTATCGTTTGCGAGAACTGGGTTGAGTATCTATCGGATTGCTTTAATAAACACGATGACTGCGGAGTAGCTTCTTTAGGTAATAACGAGCATGGTGATATTACTCAAGACAAAATTATAGAACAACTGTACTTTGCAGTAGCTATGCTTAAAAAAGAAGATGCTTGGTACGACCCAGAATACAGATTTGTATGGGATGATACAGACCTTTGTATGAGGCTATACAAAGAAGGTAAGAAATTCTACAAGAATTTGAATGGTCTTGTTTACCACAACCCACACACAACAATGGGCGAGTATGGTGGGAACAAAGAAGAATATAATAGGTGTCAAGAGTATTTTATCAACAAATGGCAAGCTCATAAAAATGAACCTATGTTCAGAAGATTAGCTTATGGCAGATAGATTGGTAGAAATTTGGACAGAGGTTTTACCACCTGCATGGCATTGGACACCAGACAGTTATTTAGGTGGAACACCAGAGTTTGCCATAAATGTTGCTAAGAATTGCGAACACGACGTTGTTGTTTACTACGACGGAAAACCATGTATGTACGACGGCATATACTATCTACCACGTAGTCAATATCGTGGCTCTGACGTAATCCTAGCGATAAATTCAAGACCACCAAAGCTAGGGAAACACAATATTATATGGTTTTCGTGGGATAATGCTAAAGACACACAGTATCTAGATTTTGATGAACGCATAGTATTATCTCCATATCATAAGTCAATCTTTGGAAGTAACTGTCGAATAGTACCATTGACTTGCGAACCAGAAGATTTTAAATCAACATATAAGATTAAGAAACAATGTTTATATTCATCATCTCCTGACAGGGGTGGAGAGTTTCTAAAGAGTATATGGAGTGAGGTAGAAGCTAGAACGGGTGCAAGGTTAGTTTGTACCTATAAGAACAACATCTCGGAAGATGAGATGAAAGAATTGTATAAACAGAGTGAGTTTTGGCTTCATCCTTGTCAGGGGGTCGAATTATTTTGCATATCAGCAGTTAAGGCACAGGTCGCAAGTTGTATTCCTGTTGTTGTCCCGAATATGGCGTTAGCGACCACCGTAAAGTATGGCGTAAAGACTACGCTTGAGAACTATAAAGAAAATTTGATTAAAGCAATTAACAACCCACCTAAAGTTGAAAAAGTTGACTTTGGTAGTTGGCAATCTGTTACAGACGAATTATTTAAAAACATTGGAGAGTAATAATGAGTAGAGATTTCACCACAATGAAAGCAAATGTAGGGGCAGATATTCAGGACTCATCTTCTGCATTTAGTTCGATTATTGGTCGCTACATTAACAAGAGATACTTTGACATTCTTCGCCTATCAAACTGGCAAGCTATAAATAAGACACATACTATTACGTTGGCTACATTAGCGACACTCCCTAGCGACTTCGGTAAAGAACTTTATTGTATGGATGGTTCAAATACTCCATACACACGCATTGACATTGAAGAAATAGCACGAGTAACACCTGAAACTACAAACTATGCAATCTTCTCTGACCAAAATGGTGCTAGACAACTAATGACATGGAATACTACAGATACACTTTTAAAGCTACCTTATGTAGTTAAGCCAGCAGAACTTTCAGCAACAACTGACACACCTTTAATTCCCGTTGAGAGTATTATCGAAACAGGGGCGTTGGCAGATTGCTGGAGATATAAGAGACAGTTCTCTAAAGCACAGGCTATGGAAGTTATGTATGCAGATATGTTATCTAACTTTATCTGGGATTATGAAAATCAACCAAACTTTCCAAGACAGTTTACTCCAACCACTTATTCAAGAGACCTTTTATAATGTTCAGAAATAAAATAACAATGCAGGGTTCTGTAAGTAGTTCAGATGACCCACAAATGTATGTAGTCCGTAGAGACTTTTCTGGTGGAATTAACTCTCGCCAGCAAGGCTCTCTAATCGGTGAAACACAAGCTACTGTTCTTTATAACGCCGACATTGGAACTGCTGGACAGTCTACAAAGCGTAAAGGTTCAGTTCTTGTAGGGTCACTAGCAAGTTTGGGAGAAAGCGTACTTGGGCTTCACGCATTTGATGTTCAGGGAGAAACAGACCAACTATGGCAGTATTCAAATAACACTATGTATCGTTGGTTTGGGTCTGGTAACTGGACAGGTATTTCTTATGGCTCTTTGATGAGCGGTGCTACAGAAGTTTCTTTTATCTCAGCAAAGGAGAGCGGTCTTGCTCCTGACGATATTATTGTTTTCTACAATGGCAAGAATAATGTCATGCGTGTCGATACAGATGGAGTATTTCAAGATTTAGGTGATGGAGCTTCTTCTCCGCCAAAGACAGATATCATGTGCTGGTATGGAAATAGAATTTGGTGTTTGAGCAACGACTTACTTTACTTCTCTGACGCATACGATAGCGACTACTCAACAGCTTTTGATAGAGTAACAAATTCGTTTCGTATTCCTGTAGGTACTGAAAGAGGAATTGTTCCTACTCGTGATACAGGCATGGTTGTTATGGGTAAAGACGCTATCTGGGGTCTTGCTCCTAGTGCTGTTCCTGTAGCTACAGATAAACCCGAACCTATAGTTACCAACAGAGGAGTCGTTAGCAAAAAGGGTTGGGTAAACGCTGGTGATGATATTTACTACTTCTCTCAAGATGGATTTAGAGCCTTGCGAAGAACTGTTCAGGACAAGTTACAGGCTGGAGTTGACTATCCATTATCATACTTCCTAAAAGACGAATTTGACTCTATTAACTGGTCATACATTGAGCGTCTTACAATGGAGTATTTTGATAATAAAATATTCATTGCAGTACCAACTGGTGCAGCAACTTTTGATACATGGGTGTACTATCCTCAAACACAATCTTTTATGGTAATTCAGGGATGGTCACCACGATGTTGGGCAAGATACAAAGTAAGTGGTGAAGAAAAACTTTACTATGGTAAGCATGGTAGAAATGATGTGTACCAAGCATGGGTTGGCTATACAGACGAAGGTTCTACAAATATCAACGGTACTGCTATAAACTACCAAGAAGAAGGTCGTAAGGAAGATGGTGGACAACCACTAATAAAGAAGTCTGGTGGTGTTCTTAAAGTCAAAGCTCTTTCTTCTGGTGATTATACATTAACAGTATATGTTTCTATAGACGACCAAGCGTATGTAACTTTAGGTACTGTTTCATTAGCTGGTAATTCCCCAACACTTCCAGTAACACTTCCATTCGATTTAGCTAGTGCAAATATTATATCTAAGTCATTTCCTTTAGATAGTCTAGGGGAATGGAGTCAGATGAGAGTTAAGATACAACACAACGCTGTAAATGGTTCAGACGATATTACTGTTTTGAGCAGAGAGATTATAACCTACGCATTAACATTTCAAGATGAGGGCTAGCATGGAATTTAA